CAGTATGCAGACAAGATAGAATTAGAGACTCCTGATCTTGGTGCCGTAGGTGGTGCCGTTGCTGGTGGCCAAGCACCATCTGATTTCAGTTTGCCTTCTGAGCAACTATCAGACAAAGGTATACAAGGACTTCTGGTCAATGGTATCGTAAGCAAGTTGTCTGACACCGCAGGTCAGGTGTCGAGGGCGAGAAACAAAGTCGCGCCAAACCCAAACACACGTGCTCTGTTTAAGCAAGTCAGTCTACGGGCATTTGCTTTCCAGTTCAAATTGATTCCTCTCGACGAGCAAGAAGCACAAGACATTGAGCGAATAATAAAAGTGTTCAGGTCTGAGTTATACCCAAGTCTCATTCCAGGAGAAGGTCTGGGCGTTGATCTTGCCCTTGGTTATAACTTTCCGTTTCGATTTAAGATCGAGCAATTCTATGACAATCAGGCATTACCAGCACAAAAGATTGCGCCAGCATATCTTGACTCGTTCACGACAAACTACAACACAACGAACCAAACATTCTTCCGTGGCAATAGTGGTAAACACCACTTCTCTGAGATCGACATAGCAATGACATTCACTGAGTCAAAACCACTGAGTAGAAAAGACATAGGACAGGGTTTCTAATGGCAGATACAAAGTTTTTTAAAAACTTCCCAACCGTTCCATATAGGTTTGGCGACAATGAAGCACCAGTCACGATGCAAAATCTTTCGATATACATCGATGCATTTGAACAGGTACGAGAAGAACATGTGTTCTATCAGTCATACTACATCAAGAACAACCAAAGACCTGATCAACTTTCGTATGAGGTGTATGGCACCACAGACTATTACTGGACGCTGTTTCTCAATAATGAGCACCTGAGAATAAACGGTTGGCCAATACCCAATTCTGATATATATGCCCAAGCGCAACAGTATTATCCGAACAAGGTTATATCCACCAATGGTGTTTCGACTGACGCGACAACGGTTCCTCGTCCATTATGCACCAGCGAAAACTTTATACTCGGTGCCACTATCTGGATGCCGACGTCAAACAGCATTGCCAAGATTTTAAAGATCAACGACAATCTGGCCACGATAACTCTTGACACCCCTGCTTCCGTTTTATTGGGAACAGGCGACCAAATTCACGTGGTGTCGGTAGAAGATGCTGCTGCATACGTTCTCGATTCATCTGTGGTACCAACTATCATAGACACAACTACTGTGCAACAATGTTACGAAGGTTGGGATGCGATACACCACTATGAAGACGACAAAGGTGATTGGGTCTTTCCAACGTACACCAATCGTTCCCCGTATGCATTCGATTGGACCAGCGTGAACACATATCAGTCGATCTCATACTTCCAACGGTTGACAGAACAGAATGACGAGATGCGCACCATTTCGATCATTCGCCCAGAGACAGTTTTGGGTGTCGTATCTGAATTTAATGCACTATTGAAACAGAGATTGTAATGCCAGGACAGATAAGTCAAGAATATAAGATCACCGAAGCGACGATATTCGCTGATAGGTTTGATGAAGAATATAACATCACCAACTACATTGGCGAGTTGTCTTTCTTTGAAGACATAGAACGCCCTTATGTAACTGCTCAACTGGTATGCATGGATGACATAGGAGTCTTTGATGAGATAAAGGTTCGTGGTTCTGAGTATATCAGGTTCACAATTGCGAGCGTGGAAGAGTCCGTGGGCAACTTGAGTTTCACCATCGTCCTGAATCTTGTTTCTATAATCATGACGGACAAGGTTGGCGATCGTTCTGAGATCTATCACATCAATCTTATCTCGCCACACGCATATCGAGATGCCAATACAAAGATCTCTCGCTCGTACACAGGCAAACTCGAGTTGATCTCTGAAGCAATCTTGAGAAATCATCTGAACGTAGATGTTGACATATCATACATGGGTGACTGGCGATCTCTACAGGCACCAGTCAAAGTTCTTATCCCATACATCAGTCCTCTTGAATCCGTCGAGTGGTTATTAGATCGCGCAACGACCTTGATCGGTTCACCGTTCTATGCATTCCAGACCATCTATGATCAGAAAGAAGGCAAGGATACTGTTCGTTTCGGCAACCTCGAAAGTATGATGAACGCACCCACTTTCAATGAAGATCTGCCACTGACATACTCTGCTGCAACAGCAGCAAGCGTTGCTGGTTCCAACCTCGCCAAGCAAGGTGTGACCGTGAAGACTATGAATGTCGAGAATATCCAAGACACATTGAAGATGATGCACGAAGGTGCCATTGGTGCAAGCATAACTTCTGTCGACACATACACAAGCGATACAACCACAAGAAGGTATTCTATCAAAGAGCACCTCGAAAGACTCGAACGATTGAATGTTGTTCCCTATGGCGCGAACCAAAACGTCTATGACGCAGAACATAAAATAACCTTTGGCAGCGAAACAAAGAGTCCCGACCAGTGGAACTCTCGAGAGTTCAGCACAATAACTTCTTATGGCACATATGGTTCAATCAACAGTTATCACGACCTGACTGATGCATCTGATGCGGTCAACAAACTCCGCGCACCTGCTGTCAAGAGTATGTTCAACAAGAATATGTTTGACATCGTAATCCCTGGAATCTCGTTTTTCTCCCAACTTGGCAACGGCAACTCCGGTGTGTCTGTTGGCGATACGGTCATGATAAACTTCTTGAACTCTGACGTAGACCAAGATCAGGGTGGAGTATTCAACGAGGAAATGTCTGGCAAGTACCTAATACATAGATGTAGAAATATTTTTAAAGACACGAAACATGAGATTGTGGTGTCAATATCCAAGATAGCATCCAAAGGTGCGCGTACAGTATGAGTGTAATCAAGCAAGATTATTATGGTGACGACTTCCGTTGGTTTATCGCAAGCGTGATAGACAACTCCCCACCATATGGTATGGAAGGAAGAATACAAATTCGCATACAAGGTATACACTCGCGCGACACGAACGACATCCCACAAAAAGATCTACCATGGGCACAAGTCATGACACCAAGTGATACGTTTGGCAGTTCTGGGTTTGGCACACACTGCCAGATACTTCCTGGATCTCTTGTGTTCGGAATGTTCCTTGATGGAGTACACTCCCAGTTGCCTATGGTGCTTGGTTCTCTCCCGAGGATAGAATATCCATCATCTGTGCAGGCAGCGAGTGGAACAGACATATCATCAAATCCATTCTCGTATGAGTTCCGGCAGTCCAACTCACAGATGCAAGATCCAGTATTCTACAACGACCCCGCAGCGACTAACACGCAGGGTACTGTAACAGACGCTATCACTTTCTTCATAGACAATGGATTGAACGCAAGGGAAGCATGTTCCATTGCAGGCATACTGAATGCAGTCTCAGGTCTTGATGCGACTAACAAAGCGAATGGTTTTGGCATCGCAGGTTACCCAACAACTTCTCCAAGGTATGCTCGGTTTGTTGCATACATACAACGATTGAGTCCTTCTCGTACCGCAGAAGATTTCGCAGGACAATTGATGTATGTGATGCAGGAAATAGGCACAAGCAAGTCAACTGCGTACTCAAAGATGATACGCACAAAAGATATAGGGGAACAGGTTTTCATCCTATCTAAATACTATCTACACCCTCTAACTGATGTCAACATTGCAGACGCGATCACATCAGCAGTCACTCTATACAAAGGTCTTGGTGCACGATAATGGCAAAAGTCCAATTTGAAAAGGTAAACACTTTCGTCAAGACCCTGTTCAGTCGTACTGATGCTGGCAATCTTGAGAACAGTCACAGTGGCAGGATTCGCGCATGGTTTATCGCGAACATGTCCAAGATTGGTCGATATGCTCACCGTGACTTTGAGCGGTTTGGTAATGCGAGACCTAATAATCTCAACAAGCATCAAGGTCGCCAAGACGGTTGGGTTTCTCTTACAGAAGAAGTGCCAGACCCAAACCACACAACATACGGAACTGGTGTCCTCTACATACATGGAGAGTTAGACCTCCCTGAAGGTAACCCCATTGATAACGATTGCTTCCATCCCCTCTATCCAAATGGTAGAGAGATCGGTGGTAGCAACGGCAACAAACCCAACGTGTCAGGAAAATTGGGCGCAGAAGTGACAGGGAGGTTCATTCGACCTGCTGATGGAACTTTCTCGCACGAAGTAGATCCAACTGATGAAGACAGCAGGAGTGGGTATCCTTGGGAATTCACTATTGAAGAACCCCCATATTACGGATACGTTCCGTATGCACAAGTTCTCGAATCAGTTTCGGGGATTGAGATGAAGCGACAAAATCCTGCTGGGGGTGGAGGCAAATACAACATCCACGGAGGGTATCGACCATCACCTATCCCGACTGCCACTGCCACTACACCTGCTGTGTTTAACGATGCTCGCCTGTATGAACTGGATAACGAGAGAAATAATTACCCGATGTTAATCATAAACTCTGCTGCACCAGAAAGCGTCGATCGCTTACTCGCGCAAAGGATAAATGGCCAGAATGGTATGTACGATGGTAAAGTTCCAGAGATGGTTAGGACATCGGATATGACCATCAAAATGAAGGTTGACACCAACGGTAGAAAGATGATACTTGATCACATCTCCCCAGTGAATGCCCCATACGAAGTTGACTAAAATCACATGAATAAATTAGGAGTTTAGAGTGGCAATCCCATTCCAATCAAATCTCAACAACATGATTGCTGTTGGCGTACAAAGTGCCACAGGAGCAGTTGATGACATCGCATCTATAAGCGGTGGCACGATGCCCGAAGGTATTCGAAATCAAATAGCGAATATCATTTCTGACTCCATGGACTTGAATGGTGGAATAACGTCAGAAGTCTATAGCATAGTGGCAGGACTAATGACACCGTTCACTCCTTCCCTTGATGCGAACTCTCTGATTGCCGTGTTGAAGTCTACCAGCGTCTTTGGAAATATATCATCCGGTTCCTTCAACGTCGGGTCTATCATCGATGACAACCTGAACATGTTTATCAACCAATACGAACTTGATCTTTTGAAGAAGGTTGGTGGGTTTGATGCAATCCTCGGTAAGTTTGGTATATCAGACGGTCTGGGCGCGATCGTAACAGAACTGACAGGTGACGTGAAGTCGGTCGTCTACGGGTTTCTGGGAAACATATTATCAACAGATGAGTTGTCAAAGGTCTCGCCCGATGTTGTCGGAACATTCCTTCGTGGCGATGGTATTGTAAACCTTGCCACAGATCTTCCCGAAGTTTCAGACATATCAGGACTTGTAGGGGCAGACCAAAACACTATTCTCGAATTGGTTGGTTCTACAGTCGATGCAGACGGCAACCTCGACCTCAGTACATTGACTGGCCAGCAAAGGGACACATACGCAGCAGCATATGTGAAGAGCGCATCTGGTTCCGATACGTCCATCAGCGGCATCTCTGGTATAATGGCGAAGACAAGAGGAACTATCGCAGGGACTGTAGAGCAAACAGAAGATCTTCCTACACCAAACCCATTTCCGATTGACGCTGACACGATCGACCCATACATCCATACAATTTCATCTGTCGAAGAACTCGAATCAGAAATGGCGAGCATAACCAGAGATGTATGTGAGATGGTTGTGCACTGGTCAGAAACATATACCAACTCAAACCTGAGTGGCGATCAACTGGAAGAACTTACTGGTGCTGGTGGCAATGCATACCACCTCATTATTCGTAGGGACGGTTCTGTGGAGCGAGGAGCAAATTTGAACTCTATCGCAGACCACACTGAGGGACACAATGAATTCTCATTAGGCGTTTGTTTTGTTGGTGGACTAAATGTGGCAAGTGGTTCGAGCAACCTCTTCGAAGTTGCTTCTGCTCGTTCTATAACTTTGTCCCAGTACAATTCATTCTATCAAATCATGCGCACGTTCTTCATGCAATTTCCAGGAGGTCAGGCACTGGGTCACATGGACATAGATGCCAACCAAGAAGATCCTGGGTTTGATGTCAGAGAATATGCCTTCAACAACTTCAACAAACAAAGTTTATACACCAACGCATTCAAACAACAAGCACTTTCCCCTTCTGATTTGTTGAATACCAACACGCTAAATAATGATACAGATGCTCTGGAGAGAAACTTTTGACAACAAGCAATAACAAGGTAGAGGAACGATTAGCAGCAGAAGGCGGGATTGAGAAAGAATCCACCTTTGGTATTTCTCGTGACGGTCTGGCAGACCCAACTGGTGAATATCCTCATAGGGATAACTGGTTCAACTCAAGCGTAAGTGCCACTGCTCGTGGTGTCGTCATCAACGACCTGTGGATGGGCGGTTCAACTATGGGTGTCAGTTTTGACGTTCCATTTGCCACGTCTTCGATTTATCCATTCAACCAATCAAACACCACTCCTTCTGGGCACTCATTCGAAATAGATGACACTCCAGGAAATTCGCGCATACTGATCAAGCACCACACAGGTGCTGGTGTAGAGTTGAAGCAAGACGGTTCCGTTGTTGTTGCTTCTCGTTCGCACCAAGTACAAGTAGTTGGCGCAGACCATGAGTTGGTCGTGAGTGGAGCAGGAAACCTTACATACAACGGTGACCTGAACCTGACTGTCAATGGCGACTATAACGTCGACGTGGGCGGCACATACAACGTGCGTGTTGGCGCAGAATACAACCAGTCTGTCCACGGTTCATACCTGACAGAAGTTGGTGACGTACACAGCACAGTGGTTCGCGGTAACAAAGACGTAAGAGTCTGGGGCGACACATTTAACTTCCACGCATCCGAGTTGAAGGTTGTTGCAAAGAAAGACATCCGCACCATAGTCGCAAAAGACTTCATCGTGAATTCTGGTAGAAATATTCGCTCGACAGCAGAGGATACATTCGCTGTCTCTTCTGGTAAACACACAGTCATCAGTGGAGAAGACGTCGTAGTCACAGGAGCAACAGGAAAGGTTGGCGGTGCTGGGTTCCACTACACTGGTTGCCTATACACTGGTCCAGATGACGACAACGGTTCACAGACTGTGTTCCAAGGCAACCTCGTTGGTAAGGCACTGGAAGCATGGACAAGCAACTTCGCTCAGTTTTCGACAGAGTCCCACAGGTCTTTGTATTCCACGTTTGCACAAACAGCGAATTGGTCTCAACTTGCATCCCAAGCATTCACTTCCGCAACAGACGGAGATGCATCCGCATCCGTAGCACAAACAGATCCAGGGATCGCACAGAGAGCATCAGCAGAATTTGTGACAGCAATTACTTCATTCTCTGGTGGATCTGAGTATATACACCCAGCAAAACCAGTCTATCCTCTGAGTTGGGATTGGACAGTCGAAGACCCAGAAGGAACTGCTGGAACATATTATAGCAAAGGTACCAACCGTGTACCTGGACTGCAATCGCTGGTTACAGGATTCTACTCAACAAACCGTGAGTGGTGGGAAGTGTGGAACAAACTATCCCCGTATGCTGTTCGTCAGGTTATCATAGATCAAGATAATAATATCGAAAACAAAATATCCATGTATGGTACATACACATATTACTTCAACTGGACTCCAACAACCACAGAGATTCGTGCGAAACTCAGAACTATGGATGGTGCCAATGATAGTAAGACTGCCCCAGAGAAACAACTTGATGGTGACAAGTGTATACAGAGTCTGCTCAACGAGAACAGACTGCACCCTCAATACAAATCTGCTACCCCAACGGGCAATTATGAAATCACAAGGACTGGTCAAGCAGAACCATCCGCAAGGTATGGTTACACCCTGCTTGGTAATCCTGTAGAGCGATCGTCAAAGACATTCACTCCCAAGTTCAAGTCTACCAATGTCCGTAAGATTGTTGCTGACCCTGTCTACAACCCAGACATGCAGAACTCACCGATAACAAGTTCAACCAAGTTGTCACGCGGAACAACAATATCAAAGTTTCTTGGTGCTCCTGGATCCAAGTCTTCGCTCGACTCAATCCCTCTGTTGACTGATCGCCAAGACCTCGCGCGACAGTGGTATCTGCATGCATGGTTGATGGAAGGAGTCGCATCGGTCAAAGACTTTTCTTCATACCGTCTTCAAGTCACTGAAGGATATTACAAACCTGCCTCGGGTATCCGTGAGTTTGCGCCATCAGGCGATAAGTTCTGGCGCGAACCATTCAAGAAAGCAGATGGTGGCACGACACAGAAGTCCGTCATTGCAGGCACCCCAACTATAAATGAATTGAAGAACGAAGGACGAGCAGTCGTCTATACCTTGTACAACAACTTGGGCAAGGTGGATTACTCTGCAACCTTTGACCTCGCGTTGTACATAAGAGACACATTCTTCTTTGACCAGTTGAGCATGGATTACGATATGACTCGACCAGACGGAACTATGTCGCAGCAGTTGATCGTAGTGATGCCAAAGGTCACCACATCATTCCAAGCAAGATTCGAGATGAGAGTTTGCTCATACTTCAACAGAAGACTTTTCGGAGGAAGTGATCTAGTTGAAATAGTCGGTTAGAAACTGTATAAATAGATACAGCAGATAATCGGAGTGCGGTATGGCATTGCAAAGAGTAACTCCTGGACTTTCGAAAGAAACAAAGGTGACAACGAAGAAGAAGTTATATTCTGACATCGACTTGTCGTTCACCCCAAAGACGGGTAGTCCAGACGCAGACGGAAACTTCACCGGAGACATCTTCAAGAAATTGGATGCACGTGCAGTTCTTCAAGCAGTTGAATCTATCCTTCTGACAAACACTCTCGAGAAACCTTTTCAACCTTCGTTCGGTGCCGACCTTCGGTCCATGTTATTTGAATCAGATACATCATACTCCGAAGCGTTTGTTACCGAACAAATATCAAATCAAATCAAGCGTTGGGAACCAAGAGCAAAGGTAACGAGCGTGAAATACTATAGTGGCAATGAACTTATTAGCAGAGGAATCTCCTCTCTACGCAGTGCTATCTACAACACCGTACAGATCGTAGTCGATCTGGAAATAAACAATAAAGGATTCTCCTCGTCCATTAATCTGAATAGGTTTCGATAATGACCACAACAATCAAATCAACAGAACTCGACTTTCTGACGATCAAAGAAAACCTCAAGACCTATCTGAAGGCGACTGGGGAGTTCAACGACTACGACTTCGAAGGTTCTGGTATCAGCAGCGTATTGGACGTTCTGGCATACAACACTCACTACAATGCATTGCAAACAAACTTTGCATTGAACGAATCATTCCTCATCACCGCACAGTTGAGACCATCGGTCATTTCCCTTGCTGAGTCATTGGGGTATGTTCCTGACTCAAAGAAGTCATCCCAAGCAGTCATATCAGTAACTGCAAATACAGTGGGTATCAACGACCTAAACGATATTCAAATTCTTCAACCTGGAGAACTGGTTTGTCGTGGGTCGAGAGATGACTTTGACTATACGTTTACAAACAGGGTTGCAATTAAGGCAACAGTTGTAGACGAAATTTATAAATTTTTCCCTCTCGCCAGTCCTGATGATCAAATCATTGTTCACGAAGGCGAGCAAAGAAAACTACAATTCATTGTCGGTAATGCAGCAGACGCAGTCTATGTTATCCCCGATCAAGATATCGATATATCAACCGCAATCATAAAAGTATATGAAGACCAAGCGTCTGCTATCACGGTAGATGGAGAGTTCTCCCTCTATACAAGTCTGCTTGATGCTTCCACGGTAAGTTCAACATCAAGGTTGTTTGTTCTCCGCGAATCCCCGAACGCATACTACGAGTTGTCATTCGGAAACGGCACCTCTCTTGGTGTAGCACCAAGCGTAGGAAATGTGATTGAAGTCGATTATCTCCGCGCCAGCGGTGCTGTCTCCAATGGAGTTGAAAGTTTGAGCATCACCTCCACTATTCAGTTTCAGAATAAACTTACCAATGGTTTGATCACGATCGACCCCAATATAATCAGCACCCCAACGACAGTGAAGTCAGCAGGTGGTGGCGACAAAGAGGGAATAGAATCAATCCGTAAGAATGCACCGTTCCAGTTCGCTGCACAGAATAGGATGGTTACATCTGACGACTACTCCACGTTGATACTGAAGAAGTATTCCTCATTCATTGACGACATTCAGTCTTGGGGTGGCGAAGATAACCCAGAACCTGATTATGGTACGGTCTTCACTTCAATAGTTTGGAAAGAGTCGCTGAACAGTACCACAATTGCAAACACTCGCCAAGGAATACTTTCTCTTGCCGACCAGTTCCAGATCGCATCTTTCTCTTTGACGTTCACTGACCCAGTTGAAACATTTATCTCTACAGAGATATTCTTTCAGTTCAACCCATCACTGACAGGACTTTCTCCTGCTTCTATACGGGAATCGGTCGAGAAGTCTGTTGAAGAATATTTCGTCGAGAACACAGGAAAGTTCTCTCAGGTATTTCGTCAATCAAACCTACTGACAGATGTTGATGCCACTGACCCGTCTGTGTTATCGTCTCGCGCGAATATAATCTTGAACAGACAGATTATCCCGCAACTGGGAACAATTCGAAATTACACAGTGACGTTTCCTGCTGCAATACGCGACCCAGAACTGATAGAAACTCCGTCAGTATACAGTTCCGAGTTCACGTTTGACGGGAATACTGTCGCAATAAGGAATGTGCTCAACCAACAAGTTGCCTCCGGAGTCAACGACAATGGCGACGTAACATTTGAAATCAGACCAACCAATTCTCTTGAGGTGTATGAAGTTGCCACGGGCGATATCAAACAACCCAATGTGGGCGAATACAACGCTACAACAGGAACTGTTACCATAGAGTCTTTGAATGTCCAATCTATAGTCGGAAACAATAACTATATAAAGGTGTTCGCTGTTCCAGCAAACCAATCCGTTGTTGGGTCTGTAAGAAATAACATACTCAAGTATGACACTGAAGGGTCATTCACGAACGCAATAATAGTATCAACAAGGTAAGTACATGTCGCTTGATAAAACTATATCAGATACATACCGTCGCGATCTTAAACTAGATCGCTATGAAGTCAGGAATGTTCTACCTGAGCATTTCGACGACAAGTATCCAAAACTCGTCAAGTTCCTCGAGCAATACTATAAGAGTATTGAAGACTCAGGAAACCCAGTGTCTGATATTAAAGACCTCATGCTCGCCCGAGACATCGTACAAACCAGAGAAGAGTTTCTTTCGTTTATCTCCAATGAACTACTGTTGGGCAAACCATACTTCGAGTCGTTCAACGACAAACGATCTGCCTTGCAATACTCCAGTCTGTTGTATAGGTCAAAGGGTACAGAGTTCTCGATCAAACAGTTCTTCCGAATCTTCTACGGTGTTGACATCGATGTGGGTTATGGTCGCGATGAGATGTTTATCGTTGGTGAACCAAGAAGAGAAATAATAGAGTATACTGGGTCATCTACAACATCTGACTCTACTTTCGATTTCACTTTCGCTAACGGTACGATTGAAGCGAAAGCGGATGGCGTGCAGATGCTACTCGGCACTCACTATGAAATAGACTTCGCAAACCTAAAGATCGTTCTGCTCGCGCACGATGACGCTACAGTGGATACACAAACAGGTGTATTGCCTGACGGTGTTGTCCTGCGTATACAAACAAACCGTGTCGTATCCACAGCAATCGGTTCGGAAGTAACAGACAAACGTATTACGGATAATGGTTATTATCAACTATACGGACTCTTGGTTTCTACTCCCCTGTCCGTCAACCTATGGCGCGAAGCATATAAAACATTCGTGCACCCAGCAGGTATGTTCCTCTCTGGTCAGGTTGAGTTGTTGTCGCTATTCGACTTCAAGGACAGGAAAATCAAACCAATTTGGCAGATCAGTTCTGGTTTGGGTTCAATGCCAGATGCTATTATTCAACCGCCACCACCCGTCTTGCTCATAGGAACAGCAAGAGTTATGCTCGCGCAAAACAATCTGGGTCTACACACTACTTCCTATGCGGAGATTGGTCCAGGACCAAATGGTTATAAGGTGCTGTCTCGTATCAACGATCAAATCCGACCACAAACAATCTCCAACTGGCATACTCAGTATGGGAATATGTCAGATGCGGACGACATCAACTCCCGCACATTGGATGATACATACGCTGACATGTCGAACACTATCAACCTTGTGGACGAAAATGTCTGGCATTATGACTATCTGCACCCAATAGATTCAGATGGTGCAGGAAACAGGACTCCGATATATGGATACAATGATCTAATAACAGATGGTTCAGGTGGCGGTGGTAACGCAGATGGCACCTTCAACTTCAGAGCATCAGGAACAATGCAAACAACTGCTTCTGAGGTTGTTGGAACTGCTGCTAGGACGAGTATAACAATCACAGGCACAAGTGCACTGGTCGTCGAATCGAGCGTAGTAGATGGAATAGGTAATGCGCTGGCCATAATCACAGGCACAGGTGCACTGGTGGTCGACGACCCAAGCACAATCGTTGGAATTGCTGATCGTGTCAATCATGGCACAGGTACACTGGTCAACGACCCAAGCACAGTCGTCGGTGCTGCTACTTATCTTGACAATCACCATACCGCAATAGGAACATTGGTAGCACAACCAACAACGGTTGATGGGGTGGTGCCTACAATCCTCGGAACGAATTACTTCGACAACCTCTTGGGCGACGACGCAACTGGTGACGGTAGTGCGGCATCCCCATGGGCGAGCATAGGCAAAATCCAGAGGGATGGAATGGTGCCTGGATTTAGAAATATCGGTATCGACAATGGTCCTCAAAATCCATACAGGGCGCAAGTTGGTGGTAATGACAAATATACAAATGGCAAGAATGGAACTGCGTTAAACCCAATTTACATACTGGGCGACCCTGATTCTCAGGACTACACGAATGAGTACCCAGATAGACCAACCACCCAGTATCCCAATACTTACATTACGAACGCAACCCATGTCACAGGTTGGTCTGCCTCTAGTACATACTCAGGTGTTTGGGAAGTCACAAACCCATTCAGTAGTTCTGCAATGAACAATGCACTCTTCTCTTGTTCGGGTGCTGAGTGGACTGCTGATGGTGTTATGGCAGTGACAAGAACACTTGAGTTGGATTGGAGAGTTTCAACCAATGATCCAAATGATTTGCTTGCTGGGGAATGGTGGGGCGATGCTAGTAAGTTATACTACAAACCTAAATCTGGCGAAGTATTATCAACCCATCACTTTGAATTTGCTGATAGACTGGCAGTGTTCAATCATAAACGAGTTCAGCACACAACATACGAGGGTATCGCAATTGTTTGTTCTGGTGCTTCTGGAATAATAACCAGCGGTAGAGGTGTCACTTGGGAAGCAAACGGTGTTGGCAATCCAGCAGTTGATGATTGGTGTTCTCATATATATGTAAGAAACTGCTACTTCAAGTTTTGCAAAAATGCAACTGCATTTAATATTGGAGAACACTACTACATAGATAATTGCACAGCGACAGATATGACCACCGCAGGTTTCCAGTTTACTGGTAGTTCGGGAGACTTCCCGCAAAGTGCTAAAGGGTTCCCAGTAAGCAACACCGTGACTCAGAATTCCGTAGTCTCTCGCTTGAGGACTAATGATGGAATTGTGTTCCACCAGAATAGTGTTTACACTGACCCAGATAATAATAACTCGCCAAATAATGAGCGACAAGATCAAGTCGGTTCGAATCATCTTGTGGTTAACTGTGTCGTATCCGATTGTGAAGAGAATGGGTTTGACCTTACATCAGGTGAGAATATCGAAATAAGGGACTGTATTACTCACGACAACGGAAACGCTGGGATAACAGTCGGACATTATGTTCGGAATGTTCAGGTCTTAAATCATATCAGTTACAATGATGATTATCGAAGAACTTTTGGTGGGTCTCTTTCACTTGGCGAATCTCGCAATGTCACAGTTGATGGCATGCGATCCTATAATCCTGGAGACCGTTTTATAAATGTGAAGTCGGATGTTTCAAATGCCACCATTAAAAACTCCACCTTCTTTGCTGGTCCAGATACCGATAACGGTGTATTGATTGAATTTGTACCTCACATTCCTGAGTATTCTACAGTGCCTCGTAATGGTTCAACATACACTCAGCAGTCACCAACATCATTTAGTCCAGACCCATTCGAGACTGGTGCTACCGCACCTCAACGAATGCAGAACATTACCTTTGAAAACAACGTATTTGAAGTTGCCTTCGGTGGCATAAACAACGATGAAGACGAGGGATATAGGTTCATGAAATTTATCAAGTTCACTGTCCTTCCAATCAAAGGATACGATTTTACTTTCTCTGGAAACCAGTGGAAAACATCTGTCTTGAATACTCAGTTCCAACCTAACACTGCTGCGGACTTACCTGCAAGCAACTATGGTCCTTACAAAATCAAGAACAATGCTGCTGCCCAGACCACTGGCGGTGAACCTGTCATTGATGTGCTTTGTAACCAAACATATCTTGCAGCAGGTAACTTTCCTGCTGAGAGTGACCTTTGGAACTTTTCGCCAGCAGGTTTCCCGAATGGTAGAGAGACAAGCAATGATAGTAGTGGTGAACTTACTGGTGTGTTCAATACCTCTAAAGGTATCACCCTCAACGATACTCAAGGCGACCTTGGATTGTATAGTTCTGCAAGCAGCATCGCTGGCCAGAGTTCTAACTGGGATACTATTTCGGTCATTGGTATTAACAGAGACCCAAATTACGAGTACCCTGTGCGAACAAACTGGACGATTGCAGCACCAAGTTCTACAGGAACTTCAAGGGCAGTTGGATACAAGGATAGCGGGATCGTTAACGTAACCGCACAAGCACCTTGGTCTGGCGACCACAGACTATCTGGTGGACCTATGGTCTGCATGAATAGCGCAGTGTCTGAGTTTGGTCTAGCATTCGTTTGGTATGCAGGAGCAGCAGGAAATGCATCATACCTCGCACTGTTTGAA